TCAGTGGGTTCGGGGTTCAAGTCCCTGATGGCGCACAACACTACCCCCGACAGGCTCCCCGCCGTCGGGGGTTTTTCCTGTCTGCAGCCATTCAAAAGGCACCCCGGTACACATCGCCCATGCGCGCAGCACCGCTAACGGCGGCTCCGAAGCGCCGTTTAGGTACCGGCTCACAGTAAATCGCGAAACGCCGATGTATTCCGCCATGTCTGCATTGCTTATCTGTGCAACGTCTTGCGCTTTGCGCATGCGGTCGCTTAGTCCGAATTCAAGTAGCGAATAGTCAAATGTTGCTTTTGCGTTCATGCCACAACAATAAAGCAACAACTGTTGCTAGCGCAATGACGTTCAGCCCGCTAGCTGGATAAATGGCGCAACAGTTGCGTTTAGCGCAACAGTCGTGTTAGATGTCTAAACATGGAACCGCAACAGTTGCTACCAGCGCACGAAGTGGCGCGCATTTGGGGGGTCAACCGATCCACCGTGCACCGCCGCCGTTTAGCCGGTGTCATCACCCCAGTTGCAAAGGTCCCAGGAAAAACCGGCGCTTATCTGTATGACCGCGCCGAAATCGAGCACCTAGCGAAAGCGGGCGTGAAATGAAATTCACCGAGACACAAATCAGCGACATTATCCAATTCCTGGAAATGCACGCCGAAGGGTACTTCCTTACCGACGCAGCGCGTGAAGGAAACGCCATCATCGAAGCTGCCGGGGCGCTCTACACCCACTACCTAGGTGACCAGTAATGCGCGAACGGTTTCGCCCGCATATCGCACGGCTAGCGCGATGGCTCATAGGAGCCCACATCAATGATCCACAGCGTAGATAGCGATTGGCGTCCCGCCCGCCGATCCAACGTGAAATGCGCGTGTTGTAACCGCGCTTTCGCTGCCGGGTACGTGCCAGCACCTGACCCGAGCGGTCCCTATTCCGGGCTCCCCGTGTGTCGGGACTGCAAGCAGGACATGCAAGCACCACACCTCCAGTTCTAACCCCCCTTCACGTCGCGCGCCTAGACGCTAAATAGGTGACACGGCTAGTCACCGTGGTCGTCCCCGGTTAGAGCGGGATCACTTTCCCGATGATCGGGACGTGAGCGCGGTAAAGGCAGACTCGGGCGCGCCACACCACGACGGTGTGAGGTATCGCGTCCCGGCGCCCCAGTCCTGACGCTCCGAGTAATCCCCGTGAGCGTGCATAGATCGACCGAAGCGACCGACCGACGGAAGCAACATCACCCCCGCTATGAGCGGGGTCGCTCTTTGTCCTCACAGGCAAGGGGCAACCTCCCTCCGCTCCCTCCCTCAAGAAGCACCCACCCACCAGCACCCCACTAGACCACCGATAGGAAACACGCATGAATCAACTCACCCATCAACCCGCATGGCACCAGCTAGCTAAATGCCGTGGCATGGACCCACACCTGTTCGAGTCCGATCATTGGCCATTGCCTAGGCTCCGAAAAGAAGGCTGGACATCACCAGATGATCTCGCTTCCACCCTGTGCCACGGGTGCCCCGTGCTCGCTGAGTGCGCACTAGACGCTGCCGAAGCCGACGTGCTGCCATACGGCACGCTCCGGGGCGGGGTGATGATCGCTGAAATGCACGCTATCGGTAGGTGGGGTGATCGAGTGGATCACATACGGGCCCGGCTCATGAAGGCTGCAGGCCGTGGCTAGATGGGGCGGGCGCCGCGTCCAACGGCTGCTAGCGCTAGTCCTCGCTGAGTATGGCGACACATGCCACCTATGCGGACAACCCGGCGCCGACACCGTGGACCACATCGTGCCCCGCTCATGGGGTGGCGATGACTCGCTAGACAACGTCCGTCCCGCACATCACGCCTGCAACTGTTCCCGCGGCGCAATGCCACTGGACCAGTGGCGCGAGCGTCACCCGATCGCAGTCAACCGCGCGCCCCCGTCGAGGAAATGGGCCTGACCTGCGGTTATGCCGTTCGCCGGCGCTCTGACCTGCGGTTTCTTTAGAGGGGGTGGCCCGGCGGGAAGTCGCGCGCCCAACTTCCTTTTTTTCAAAAAATCTGACCCCCGGGGGTCAGTACATTAACACGAAAACGCCTGATAGGAGGGCAAATCATGGGTAGACCAGACCCACGGCGTCCACGTGCAGGACAGCTAGGAATGTTCGAGGATGAAGCCTTTTCCGAGCCGGGAAAGGTGTTGAGAGGCCGTCACAGTGACGCGATGGACCGTGCTATTCAAGCGGCGCGTGATGAAGGTCTTGTGAGCACTGTCGATGATGGCATTTTGACCGTGCTCCGCGCCGGTGCGTGCGCGCTGGACACGCTCGAGGCACAGAACAAGCCATACGGACCCGCAAAGCTGATTGACCCGATGGTTTCCGCGTTGCGTGAAGCACGTCTGACCCCTGAATCCCGCGCCGTGGCGCAGGATGACGCGATTAACGCCCTGTTGAAGGAGCTGGTCGAAGATGACCCTGTATGTTCCACCGAAGTTCATCACGAAGCCTAGGTTTCACACCCCGCCGACGCCGGGCGCTAAGCACCTAGCCGGGAAAATCGCGACGGTAGCGAAGTTTCTAGGCAAGCCGTGCCTGCATTGGCAGTACATGGCTAACATGGTCGCGACCGAGCTCGACGATAACGGTAAATTCCGCTATCACACCGTGCTCATTTCCGTGCCCCGTCAGTCCGGTAAGACCACTGGCACCATGGCCCGTGGCGTCCACGCCACAATCACGACCCCGGGCGGGCGTCTGTGGTACACCGCGCAAACCGGGCAAGCAGCGCGTGAGCGGTGGATCAAAGAGGCCGCCGACCCGGCCGAGTCCACTATGCGCGGTCTATGCAAGATCAAACGTGGCGCGGGTGATACACGTATGCAGGTGCCAGGTATCGGGTCCGAGTTTAGACCTATGCCACCCACTGCCGATTACCTACATGGCGAACAGTCAGACCAGGTATTCATCGACGAGCCTTGGGCACACACCGAGGCCGAAGGCGCGGCACTCATGCAGGCCATCGTCCCCACCATGGCCACCCGCAAAGGCATTGGCCACGGTCCACAGATCACCTTCCTGTCGACGAAGGGCACAGCGGCGTCGACATGGTGGCACAGCATGCTGGACGAAGCCATCAACGACCCGAAAAGCGGTATCGCCGTCATCGATTACGGCATTTCCGACGATGTGGACCCCACGGATATACCGGCGGTGATCGCAGCTCACCCCGGGGTGGGCTCCGGGCTGATCGACGAACAGGCGGTGTGGGAGGCGTCCGAAAAGCTCACCCCTGCAGAATTTGCGCGCGGTTACGGCAATGTGGCTACATCGTCATGGTCGCCGCTGTTTACCCCGGCAGTGATCGACGCTGCCACCACTGACACCCCGCTAGATGATGGGCCGGTGCATATCGGTGTCGCGGTGTCGTGGGATCGCTCGCTAGCTGCCATCGTCGCTGTCGGCACCATCGGGCCGGTGCCCGCGGTAGAGGTGATCGCAGCAAGACCCGGCACATCGTGGGTCCCCGGCATGCTCCGAGCCATTCGCAACGCACAGGCCCCCGCGTCCATCACCATTGACGCTCACGGGCCCGCTGCAGCGCTCGCCGAAGAGCTCTCAACCACCATGCCCCACGACATCACGCACGCTGCAGCGGATGACCTAGTGATAGGCACTGAAACGCTAATGACACTGATCACTACCGATCCCCCGGGGGTCCTGATCCGTCGAGATGATGGACTCACCACCGAGCTAGGCGCGGCTAAACTCCGGTCGCTAGGTGACCGGGGGCGGCTCATATCCCGCAAAACATCCGCCGGGCCTATCCCCCGCATTGAGGCCGCAATTTTGGGCCTTCGAGCTGCACACACCCACCGCCCTAAACCCGAGCAACCGAGGATATGGAGCCCCGCATGATTGACAGCTCACTTTTCACCCACCTAGCCGTGTGCCCTCATTGCCAGTGGCGGGAATTCGCACGCACGAAAGAGACCGCATGGTATGAGCTAGCCCGCCACCTCAAGGCAGCACATGGGGACATGCACGCGGCACGGAATGCGACGAAAGCGGCGGAAAAGATCGCAGCTAGGCGACGCTTTTCGATGGACGGGGGCACAGGCCCACACAATTAGGGCATGTCATTCCTTGCTCGCGTGCGTGACGCCCTGGCTATCCCCGCCGTCGCCGCGGGAACAGTAGCCTATGAGTCCCCATGGGCTACCCGGGGCAACCTCATTGAGGTTTTCGCCCCAGAAATCGCGCCGATTAACGTCAGTCGCGCTGTGGCTATGAGCATTCCAGCCGTAGCCCGCGCCCGCCGGATCATCTGCACCGCCGTAGCCCGGTGCTCGCTGACAGTCACCCCGGCCACCACTCAACCGGCTTGGGTAGATCGCACAGACGGGCCTGTCTCACCGTGGCACCGCATGGTCTGGACCGTGGATGATCTCCTTTTCTATGGCGCGTCCTTATGGGCCGTGGAGCGCGACACCGACGGGCGCGTGATCGCAGCTGATCGCGTCCCATTCGATGAATGGGGGGTAACTGCTACGGGCGCTATCACATGGCGCGGTGTCGAGGTGGACGACCAGACCGTGATCCATATTCCCGCCGCCGATGAAGGCATTCTTACCACCGGGGCGGCTGCTATCCGCCACGCTGCAGCGCTGGCAGCGGCAGCGTCCAAGGCTGCTAACTCGCCCGCGGCACACACCGAGCTGCACCAGACAGAGGGCGAACCGCTGACAGACTCCGATGTGCAAAAGCTGGTGGATGGGTGGATTAGGGCCCGGAACTCCCCTAACGGGGCCGTGTCCTTCACGAACAAGGCAATTCAGGTGATCGAACATGGCACCTTTGACACTCACCTGCTGATCGACGGGCGGAATGCTGCAGCGCTGGACATCGCCCGCATGTGTGGAATCCCCGCCGTCCTGCTAGACGTCGCTGCTGTGGACAACACCATCAAATATGAGAATATTCAAGCCCGTAACCTTGAGTTGATCGATTATTGCCTAGATTCGTTCATGGCACCGATCGCAGCGCGCCTAGGTATGGATGACGTCGTGGCCCCCGGCCAGTCCGTGGCGTTCGACGTGGAGCAGTTGACCGCTATTCCTGACATGATACGAGTCCCTGACGATAGGACCAGCGATGACGACAACTGACATTTCTAACATTTTCGATTTCGGGGGTCCACGGACCCGCCCCATCATGGGGATCTGCATTCACACCACGGAATCCGCCGACGGTGCCCGTGCTATCGACGTGGCCCGCTGGCAAGCCAGTTCACGCACTGGCAGCTACCACCGCCTAGTAGATACGCACGGTGACCTAGTCATCTGTAACACCGATGACTGGACTACCTGGAGTGTGGGCAATGTGGGCAATGACATTTTGCTTCACCTGTCATTTGTGGCCCGCGCGGCGTGGACACGTGACCAGTGGCTAGCACAGGATCACATGCTGACCCTAGGGGCCGTCCAGGTAGCCACGTGGGCTAAGGCTCACGATATCCCGCTAGAAAAGATCGGTCCTAACGATCTGCTTCAGAAAAAGCGCGGCGTGTGTGGACATGTTGACTGCCAGGTATGGGGTGGCACCGATCACACAGACCCGGGCCGTAGCTTTCCGTGGGATGTGCTGCTAGATAAAGCCCGCCGAATCCTGTCACCTCCAGAGCATAAGGAACTAAAAATGGATGACATTTTGCAACTACTGCACCGAATTAACGCCGTAGTAACGGACATCTCACTGCAACAGGGGGCCGGTGACAATTACAGCGGTTTCCCACAGGGCGGAAATCGCACCCTGTATGACCTGGTCGCCGCAATTGGTGCCGAGGTAGGGGTGCCAGACTGCAAGGACATCAAGGCAGGTTAGGCGGTGCTACTCATGGCCACTATCTACATAGCAGGTTTGCTATCAGGTTTGCTTTTGGTACTGATCGCGCTCACCACATGGGTGAGGATCGCTAAAAACGAATTGAAGGACAGACGTGTCTCACAGGCTCGAAAACAAGAAGCCCCCAACCCAGGTAACGCACCCGTGGCGTTCCACGGCCCGGGTCGTCATCGCCGCGGCCATTGGAATCCTGCCCCTGCTACCTGACATCGCCGACGCCGCCGACATCGACACAGTCCCCGCCGTGGTATCCGTCCTAGCCGTCACAGCTGCCGTGCAGCGCGTCCTAGCTATCGAGGGCGTCGACGCATGGCTTACCCGCTACCTAGGAATAGGGGCGGAACCTAAACCGAAGGAGCACAACCGATGAAACCTAGCACTGTAGTGCTTGCCAGTGAATCCGCTCGCACCATCGAAGGAATGGTGCTGCCATGGGGTGAAGCCGGTGCCACCAACCGGGGTGAAATCATTTTCCCCCGCGGGTCCCTGAATATCCCTAGCGACCTATCCCGCGTGAAGCTGCTCGCGGGGCACTCACCCGCCGGTGTGCCCGTGGGATTTGCCATCGCTGCCGAAGAGCGTGACGAAGGGCTGTATATGTGCTTCCAGCTTGGAAGCTCCGAGGCAGCCACCACCGCCCTAACGCAGGCACAGGATCACATCATCGATTCGTTTTCGATTGAGGCGGCGGGCGTGAGGCAGCGCGGGCGTGAGGCTACCGACGGGCTACTAAAAGCGGTCGCGCTGGTCCCGTTCCCCGCGTTCCATTCCGCACGCATTGGCCTAGTCAACGCCGAAGAGCACGACGAACCACACGAACCGGTGGACGAACCACCAACTACCGACACCACCGACGAAGAGACCAAGGAGTCCGAAGAAATGCCACAGCCAACCATCACCCCACCGGCCACCACGGCGCGCGTTGCGACCGTTCCGAAGGGCGTCGCCCCTGAACCACCTACCGAGGTACACGCGTCGCTGCATGAGGCGACCGAAATCTTGCTGGCAGCGAACCAAGGCGCCATGAGCATGGACGAAGTTCACGCCGCGCTGACCGACATCACCGGCACTAACACGCTGACCACTACCCCGGCCACCTGGCTAGGTGAGCTGTGGAGCGGCGTAGCCTACAAGCGCCGTATCGTGCCACTGGTCCAGAATGCAGCCCTCCGAGGTCGCCGCGCTCACGGCATGCGCTGGAAAACCAAGCCCACTATTGCAAAGTGGAAGGGCGATAAAACCGATATCCACTCTTCTAAGGCTGAGTGGGAGGAAGTCGAGATGAGAGCCCAGCCATGGGCAGGCGGTAACGACCTTGACCGCCAGATTTTCGACTTCAAGGAGGCCGACGCGTTGCGCATGTATTGGGCAGCGATGGCCGAAAGCTACGCGTACGAGACCGATAAAGAGCTTGCGGCATTCCTGGTCAAGAACGCAACCGACGTGCAGGAATCCGCCCCTGACCTGATCCGTGCAATTAGCCGTGGCGCTATCCGACTGGACGAAAAGACCCACTCCCCGGCAACATTCGCGCTGGTCAACCCGTCCGACCTTGAGACCGTCCTGGACTTTTCCCAGCTGGACGTGCCACACTTCACCGGCCTAACCCCGGTGTCCACCCCTGATAAGTGGGTCACGTCTGAATTCGTCGAAAAGGGCACCGCCATCGTGGGCTCTAAGCTCGCTGCCACGTTCTACGAGCTCCCCGGCTCCCCGCTCCGAGTCGAAGCGGAACACATCGCGAAGGGTGGACGCGACGCGGCACTGTTCGGATACACGGCACAGATGATCAACCGCGCCGATGGCCTGATGAAGGTCCACTTTGCTAAGTCCCCAGCACCTAAGCCGGAAATCGTCTAATGATCACCCGTGACGATGTGCAGGCATGGCTGAAAATCCAGGTAGGTGAACCTGATCTGTCAGCACTGGACGCGGTGGTAGCTGCCGTGGTGTCCACGGTCGAGGGCTGGCACGGCACCGCCGAAGAGTGGACGCCACGAATTAAGCAGGGCGCTGTCATGCTCGCGGCTCACCTGTGGCGTCGCCGGGGCACACCGGGCGGCATGCAGGCCTTTAGTGAAGAGGGCGCGTCATGGGTCCAGCGCCATGATCCACAGGCTTCCATGCTGCTAGGCCTTGGCGGTTGGTCGCGCCCACAGGTGGGGTGATCACATGGACCCGACACACCTCACCGGGGCGCTGAAAGCGCTCGCCGATCGTCTCACCGCTGCCGGTGTGCCCGCCACGATTGACCCTGACCTGATCCAGCTACCGGGCGCACTGGTCACCGTGGACGATATCGACGCCGCCGAATTTGGCGGCCGGTTCATCACCGCGACAGCTGCCGTGCACCTCACCGCAGCCGATACCGGCATGGCGTACGCACTAGACCAGCTCACCCGCATGTTAAAAAGTGTGCTCGCTGACGGAATGATCCCCATTGAGTCACAGCTGCAGGCGCTGACCCTCCCAGCGACCGGCGTCGCTGTCCCCGCCCTCACCCTCACTATCGAGCTATAGGAGAATCCCCAATGACATCACCACTACCTACTAGCAGTGATCCTAAATACCTGACCCTAGGCCCCGGCACCCTGATTTTCGGCTCCGAGGGAGCAAAAAACGAGTGGTCCGACTACGTCAAATCCGTGACCGTTGAGCGGAACCCGTCAACGGGAGATAGCGTCATGGTGCTGTCCGGGCGCACCCTCCCAGGTGAACGGCGGGAATCTGCAGCCCTCAAGGTCACCTGCTTCCAGACCCTCAAAAAGGGCGGGATCATTGACTGGTCCTGGCAGAACGACGGCAAGACGGTGCCGTTTGAGTTCAAGCCGAAGGACTCTAAGAGTGCTGCCGTGGTGAAGGGCACCGTCGAAGTGCGCGCCGTCACCATTGGCGGTGATGTCGGATCGAAGCCCACTAGTGATGTGGAATTCCCGATTATTGGGGTACCATCGTTCACCCCTGAGTCCGAGTAACCATGGCCAACGGATTCGTTTCAGCGAGCACCCACGTCAAGGGTGCGCGTGAGCTTAGGCGCACGCTGAAACAGGCGGGCGGTGATCTATCGCAGCTCCGAGAGGCTAACCGAGAGGCCGCCCGCTCTATCCTCCCTATCGCTGCCGGGTTGGCACCTGTGAAAACCGGGGCGCTGAAAGCGTCCTTGCGTGTTGGTGCTACCCAGCGGGCGGGAATTGTCCGAGCCGGTAAAAAGGCCGTCCCCTATGCCGGGCCGATCCATTGGGGTTGGCAGGCACGCGGCATTAAAGCTAACCCGTTCATGACCGAGGCAGCGACAAATAACGAGCATATTTGGATCGAGGCTTACATGGACGCGGTCGAGAAAGCAATTCGCCAAGTGAAAGGTAAATAAATGCAGGTAAAAGTCAACTTTGTTAATGGCCGTAGTGAGATCGCTAGCGTGATCATGTCTGACATGGTCGCGTACGAGCGCACCGCCCGTATTCGTGATTGGGGCGGCATTGATTCTGAAACATCGCGCCTAACCGCCGTCGCGTTCCTCGCGTGGCATTCCCTTAACCGGAATGGAGTATTCGCCGGCCAATTTGACGAATTTCTAAATGATGCGGAGCTGGTCGAAGCTGTGGATGAAACTTCAGCGCTGGACCCTACCACGGCGCCGGGCGTGTGATCGCCGCCCTGGCGCTGAAAACCGGGATACCCCCTAGCGTCCTGCTAGAGGAGGACCCCCGCATGATCGACACGATGATAGAGATACTGGAGGAGGCTAGCCATGGCTAAAAAAACCGCTATGGTGTCGATCCGCATTGTCTCCGATTCCAACACGCGCGGATTTAAAAAAGCGGCTGAAGCTACCGACGGACTCATTCGCAGCTTCACTAAGCTCACAGCGATATCTACATCTATTGCGTCCGGTATCGCCATTACCGGCGGCGCGTTGGGTCAAGTCGCCGCGGGTGCTGCAGCGCTAAGCGCTGCCGTAGCCCCTGCCATTGGCGCGGTCGCGCTTGGATTCGAGGGTCTGAAAGAGGCAGCCGCCGAAGCGGGCCCGGCGTTCGAGGGCCTGAAAGAGGCCGCGTCAGCTGAGTTTGCAGAGGGCCTAGCGGACCCGTTCGCGCGCCTTGGAAGCGTGATCGAAGAGCTTACGCCGCATATCGCTAGCCTGTCTGCCACCACCGCCGAAGTGTTCGGGGGCGTCCTGGACACCATTAGCGATAGTGTCCCCGAGCTGCAGGCACTCACTGCAGCGGGTGAAGAGTTCATATCAAGCATGGGGCCTGGACTTAATGACCTTATATCCGGGTTCCTGCAAATCGGCCCCGCGTTGGAGCCGGTCGCCGCGCGTCTAGGTGAATCATTTGGCGGCTTCCTCGCTGTCATTGGTGACAAATTCACCGAGTACGCCGCGAACGGCACCATGACCGCCCTTGTGGACAGCTTTGCTACCGCCGTTGATGGCCTAGGCGTCCTGCTAGGGTCGCTTATGGACCTGCTAGCAGAGTTGGGTGTTGCGCTAGGCCCGTCGCTAGGTGGCATATTCGAGGCGCTAGGCGTCACTATCGGGGCTATGGTCGATCCGCTAGCACAGATAGCTGATGTGGCCGGTGTCGCCCTGGTCGATGCGCTGAATATCCTTGCCCCCGCATTCGGTCCTGTCATGGAAGGTATCGCAGCACTAACCGAGGCCGTCGCCCCGTTGCTCCCGCCACTGGCTGAGGTGGTGGCGGTCGTGGGTACCGCGCTAGCTGACGCGGTGATAGCCGTCGCCCCGTTAGTGCAGTCAATTGCACAGCTGCTAGGTGACCTGCTAGTAGGTGCGCTGGACGCGCTAGCACCTGTGATCCCGCCGATCATCGACGCTATCGGGATCATGGCCGACGCCTTCCAGCCGGTGATCCGTGCTGTCTCCGAGGTCGCCGCCGAAGTGTTCCCGATCCTGCAGGACGCTATGGAGGATGTCGCCCCGCTGTTCCCACAGCTAGCCGGCGTAATTAGCGACCTTATCCAGGCTCTACTGCCGATTATCCCACCACTAGGTGAGGTCGCTAAAGCACTGATTCCCGCCCTGGTAGACGTCGTGAATGCGCTAGCCCCTGTGCTAGTGACATTGGCGGATATCTTTATCGGCCTGATCGACGCGATTATGCCGATTATCCCGCCACTGGTCGAGATAGTGAAAAGTTTGCTGCCTGCATTCGTGGGGATCGTGGAGGCGCTAGCCCCGATCCTGGAGTGGCTCGCACAGGTACTAGGTGGAGTCGGTCTGGCTGTCGGTGACATTTTCGTCAGCGCTATTTCCACGGCTCTAGGCTGGCTGGATGCGCTGGTCGATAAGCTGAGTATCGCTATTGAGTGGCTGAAAGATTTTGGCCAATGGGTCGCTAATCTCCCCGTGCCTGATTTTGGGGACGTTTTCGGGGCCGACCCGTTCGGTGGTGGCGGTGTGTACGAGTTCCACGGCGCTACCGATGGCGGCGTGTATGGTGGCCATCTCGCGGCGCTCTTGCAGCGCCCCGCTCCCCGCTCCGAGACAGCCCCCATCGTCGTGAACGTCACCGTTCACGGGGCTGTAGGCAATGAGCGTTTCCTAGCTGAGACCATTCGCGCGGCACTCCGAGACACCGACGAACTTACCGGGTTGGAAGGGCTGCGCACGGCATGATTATTCAACCGTTTGTGCGAATAGATGGAGTTCCCCCGGGTGATACAGTCGAGTCATGGGACACCGAGGGGCACGCGGTCCTAGCTGACCTGTCCATCAAGTGGGGGCGGATAAACATCTTTTCACACGCCGACCCGTCAACAGCGACGTTTACCATACGACACCGCACAGGTAAATTACATCGCGGTTACCCTATCCCCGGGCGTTCTCGAGTAGATGTTCTAATCACCGTCAACAAGCAATTGGTGACCCTGTTTGATGGCATTGTGCGCAACATCACGACGCGCTACGTGAGTACTGATAAAGACGGTGACATTTGGGACACTGAAATTACCGCCGTCGATCCGATGGGGTTCTTTGGCTCCGAGTACATAAACAAAGAACAATGGTTTAGAACATACGCGTATAAACAGGCGTTTGATCTGCAATTTACCGGGCGCACCACACGCAACATTACATTTTGGGTGCCCGACAAATGGAAAAACGAGTCTGTTCGCCTGTTTAGTGAGCAAGATATCATGACTAAACTCACTGCAGCGAAGAGTTTTTACCACGCATTCGACGCTGGCACATGGACTAGGCGGCCAGGAGACACAAACGTCTACCCCACCGGGCGCAAATCCGCCGAAGTGTTCGGCATTTTCAGGCAAAGTAAAACCGGGGCATTACTCCCTGAAATTAAAGTAAAAACAGATGAATTAGTGGTAGTTAACACATCTGGCAAACGTCAGCAACGCCCAGTTGACACTGTGAGCATTGATGGCAATGACGTGCGCTCAAAGATTGAGTTTACTTTCGGTCCAAGAACCGAGGTAAGCGCCTTAATTGTACATGGCTTTAACCTGGACGATACAGAAACACAGCGCACGATACGGCCCAAAAGTACTACGTTGCCAGGCAATTCTACTATGTCATGGAACAGCAACCTTGTGATCAAGGACACCACACGCCCACTGCTTGAAAAAACAGCGGAACAGCTAGTGCAAACATGTTTCCTGCCAGAAATACCGGAATTAACTTTTATATCCGATGAATTTACGGAAGAACAGATTAAATTCTGGATTCACACCTGGGAATCTAATATTGTCGGAATTGTCAAAAACTCTAAGTTACAAGACGTATTGCGGTCGATTGGTTTCGCAATTCAGCCGACCATTTCACCTATTGGTGGCACACTTGTTTGGAATGGCAAAAAGTGGCTTTCAACGCTTAAATGTGTATGGGTTGGCAAAGGAGACACAGCGGATAACCCGCTGCCGTGGAAACTGCTAGACAACAGTATTAACTGGCACCGTGCACCATTCATAGATGAATCTGTCACATGGGCTGATTTAGAACACATTACGCAAGGGGGAATATATGCCGAGTAGAACACCAACGTTTCAGTTTCCATTTCCGCTAGCTACTGACCCGGTTTATAAAGGGGCTCATGATATTGAGGCGCTAGCGCGGAAAGTCGAAGAACAGATTCTGCAGATTCCGAAGGGTGATACCGGCCCCGCTGGACCAGCGGGTAAGGACGGTCCTACCGGCCCGGCGGGTCCCGCTGGACCGCGTGGCCCTCAAGGGCTAAGCGCATTCGAGGTCGCTCGAAACGAGGGATTTCATGGCGAGGTCGCCGCGTGGCTGGAATCCCTCAAGGGCCCTGCAGGTGCTCGAGGTGCTACCGGCCCCGCTGGCCCCGCTGGCAAGGACGGTACTAGCGTAACGATCGCGGGCGCGGTGCCTGATAGTCGCTCGCTGCCTAGCGGCCTGTCACGTGATGACATTGGCCGGGCGTGGATCACCGAGAACGACGGCCACCTTCACATCTGGAATGGGGATCGCTTCACCGATGTGGGGACCGTCCGAGGCCCGGCGGGTAAGGACGGTGCTACCGGCCCCGCTGGCCCGGCGGGTAAGGACGGTGCTACCGGCCCCGCTGGCCCGGCTGGCAAGGACGGCGCGGGCCTGACGCTCGAGGCACCCGAAACACTGGACAGTGACGCTTTCACAGGCAAAGCGACATTCAAGAAAGCGGGCCCTATTGGCGGCGTGTCCTTTGAAAATATCAGCTTTAAGCAAACCGGATCGCAGGTTCTGATCGGTCAAGCGCCGTATGATATGCAGCCCCCCGGCCCTGTCCGTTTCCAGCTATACGGCTCGAGTGCACCGGGGCCAATTATCCACATTCAAGACGGGTACATCTTTGCGACGCAGGTGCCACGGAATAGTGAGACATACACCGGCGGCGCGTTGTGGTTCACTAGCTAGCCACGCGCCACGTGGCGCGCGCTGAGTCCACTAGCGACGTGGTAGACACCGCTACGTAAACCTGTGTGGTGTCTATCTTCCGGTGCCCTAACAGCTCTTGCACGGCGCGTAGGTCGTGGGAATGCTCATAGGCGGTTGTTCCGTACCTGTGACGTAACTTGTGTGGGGTGTAGCCGTCCGGTAGGTAGCGGGTAATGAGTTTTCCGAGCCACCCGGCGGAAATGTGGCCGTCAACCCCGCCCGGGAATGTCCACCCGGGCCGGGCCTTGATCCGCTTAGCTAGGTGAGGTGGTAGAGGTACTAGCCGCGTGTGACCGCCCTTGCCGGTGATCCTCAAGGACCAGCCCCGCCCCGCTGGCACGACGTCGCTAGCCCTGATTTTGGCGCATTCCTCACGTCTAGCGCCGGTGGTGGCCATGATCTCTATTGCTAGTGCAACGTGATCGGGGGCGCGGGCTATCGCGTCACGGATCATCACATCTGGACATGGCCGGGGCACGGTGCGCGGTTGGCGCACAGCCGGGATAGTACTAGCGACGTCATCACATACACCGGTGGCGGCGCACCACTGCCAGAACGTCCTAAGGCTGGACCGGGCGGATTTACGGGCTGCCGGTCCCCAATTGGACGCGGCTAGCCAGTCGATTAGATCGGCACGTGTGACGTCGTGGACTGGCTTGCCGACGTGCTCGAGGCACCGCCGTATGTGTGACGTCCTGACCGTGATCGTGCCATGCGTTTTTCCGACGGCGCGTAGTTCAGTTTGCCACCCCTGCAGGATCGTTTCGTTGTTATACAT